CAGCCCTATAATATTCAAGCTGAACTTTAAGCATTTTATTTTCAAGTGACAGTTTAATCAATCTTTTTCTGACATATTTAAAAATACGCAGTAATCCTATCATTGATATTCTTTTATAGGCTCATTCTTCCATTTATGCTTTAGATATTTTTTGCCATTTTTTTGAAGTATTTTATATTCACCCCAATCAGATATTGTTTTATACCCATCATTAACAATCTTATCTTTGCTTAACCTACTATTTGTTTCTTGTGTATTTATCTTGTTTATTAGTACTTCTTGCTGTAAGTGGTTTGTAAGTGGTTTTTGATTGTCCACATATTGGTATTTATCGTAATTTACAAGTCTAATTAGCGTGACTTTTCTGTTTAAGTGAGCCTTAGATGGTTGCAACTGAGCTGTTCTAGTAGTTATCATTTTTCTTCGTACTAGCCTTAGTATAAAAGACCTCATTTCTGAATAAGTCATACCAAATCTCTTTGCAGTAACTCTTAAAGGCATAATCATTTCACCTCTACGCACAAATATTTTATTATCCAAAAATCTTAATTCTTTGTCTTGGTGACTTGCTGAACTTATAAAATATATCCAACATGAAGCTTGCAATAAATTTTTAAATACTGGGTTTTTCCATATATCTCTATAAACTAAAAAATATCCTGATTTTCTAGACATGGTAAGGCTCAAATTTTTTGTTTTTAATTCTATTTTTTTCTGCTGGTAAATATTGAAGATTTTTTAGGACATGTAATCCTGATACGTTTTCTCCACATAAAGGTATTATATGATCTACTTCATATCCAATTGGTCTATTTAAATAAAATTGTTTTATTTTAAATAATTCTTGTTTTGTAATCCATTTAGGAGTTCTTTGTTTTTTTCTACTATATCTTAATGCACAATGATAATTATTCATTCTTTTTCCTTTTTCTGTTTTCTTATAAATTCTTAATTTTTTCTTTAAAATAGGTTGGTATTTTTTTGATATTTCTTTTAACTTTTTAGAACCATGTTCAGATAACCTATATTTTTTTTGTGAATTTTTAAAAGATTCACTTTTAATATATATTAAATATCTTTTTTTATAAGTTGCACCTTTCCGATAACCTTTGTATTTACAACTACTTGAACAATATTTCGAATTATTTGATTGAGGTTTATAGGTATTATTACAATTTTCACAATTTTGTTTTCTATTTAAAAGAAATTTGTTAGTTGTTTCCATTGTTTTATTTTCTCCTTAACTTTTTGTAATATTTCTTGTTCAGTACCATACTTCTCTATAAATAATTTTTTTCCAAGATGTATTGAATCTTTGCCTGTTCTATGATGCACAAAACATAGTGGGATTGTTTCATAGTGTGATGGTCTTAAACTCATTCCTGTATGTTTTCTTATATGATGAATCTCAGCGTCTTGACCGCAACAAAAACAACCTAAACTAGCGACTTTTGCTAGATGCTCTTTTTCTTTTTTAGTTGCTACTCTTTTCTTTGCCATAAAACACAATCTCTGCCATATTTAGATTTAGTTCTTTTACCTGAATCTTTTACTAAATCTATTTTTTTTAGTTCGTTAATTCTTGCACATATACTTGATAAAGGTTGTCCAAGTGCATCTGCTATTTGTTCGTTTGAATATAATCTCTCTGATAAAAGATTATAAACTTCTTCTCTTAATGTTAGTTTATTTTTTTTTTGTGTCCAAGATTTGACACTTGTATTTGACGATTTTTGATATGCTTTGTAATCGCTAAACAAATTTAGTTGGCTCATCTATTTACCTCTCTCTGTTAGACAAGGGGTTCAAGAGAGAGCAAAGAACCCCTTATCTTTTTTGCTTACATGAAGGAAAGAATGTAAGCTTATAACCTAAAAGTATGATATGAAAAATTTATACTTTATTCCTTATGGGAATAATCTCTCTTAACATAAATAAAAAATTTTTTCATATCTTATTTTGATTTGTAAGTGATTTGCTTTTCTATTGCAAATTAATAGCTAGAGTTGTATGTGATGTTAAAAAAGCTAGGTTTTATGTGGTAAATTAATGCTTGATAATACAACCCAATAATATACATTTTTAGTATGAAAAATAAAACTTTGAGAGATAGTTTTAAAGTAGGAGATCAAGTTTGGATTTATTTAAACAAATCTAAACTTCATACAAGTTACTATGATACTTGGGTTAAAGGAAAGGTTGTTGGATTTACTAATAAGAAAATCAAATGTTTAAATTTTGCTACACCTGATCTTTATGAAAACCCTGATTTTCCTGTAGCAAATTATCTTCCAAAAAATGTAAAACTAAATAAGGAGAGAGAAAAATGTACATACACGAAAATGTAAAAGTAGCTTTTGAACAAGTTACTAAAATGCTTAAAGAAAAGAAAATTTGTAAAAATGGAAAAGTTTTCTTTTCATTAAAAGATGCTGATGTTTTAAGCCCTATAGCAATAGATATTCTTTGTCAGTTAGATAAAGAAACAATAAGATCAGGTAAATTTAAATCTAAGGAGAGAACAGATGGATAAGCTAATATTTAAAACACCATCATTTGATTTGATGGAAGATGTTAAGAAGAATTTGGGTGTAGTATTCCACCCAAATACTACTTTAGATCAAGTAGTAAATTTAATAAAGGAGACAGCTAATGCAAATGAAGGCACTCCCAAAGCTTCAAGAGAAGTACGACAAAGCGATCTTGCAAGAGAAAACTTTGTCAGAAAAACTGAAAAAGCTACAGGAAAGAAAAAAGCAGATGGCATGGAAGATACATCAAATAAAGTATCACCCATATAGTTTGTAAATAGAGAGATAAAGATATGAAAAAAATACTTTTACTAGCGGTCTTTGCGACCCTAATTCAAGCTTGTGTTCCTAAAGTGGTTATAGATACAAAAGGTCGTTCAGGTACTTTCGACTATTCAAGAGCAGAAGATCTAACCAATGATAAAATTATTTGCCAACAGTTAGTTAAAGACAATGTAAATTTAGTTTTTGATTATACTAGATTTGCTTTTACTAAATATGTTGAAATAGGAACTATTGGTTTAATAAAATCAGACGAATTACAATCAAAAAAAATAAATAGAGAATGTCTTAAAAATCGTGGACATTCGATATTAGATTAGGAGAGAGAATGAAAATACCAAAATGTATAACTTGTGGAAAAAACTTAAAAAGAAGATCAAAGTCGTATCGTAAAATGAAAGAACCATATTCAGGTAATATGATTTGTTATGGAAAAAAAACACATCCACCAACACCTGATATTGAGCCTGATAATCCACATGACAAAATAACTTTGCTTGGAAGATCATATCCTGTTTATGATTACATAATATGGGATGGAGAAAGTTATTATTACTATTTAGGTAGATATAGATTTTGTGGTGTAAATTGTACTGCAAAATATGGAATAAGACATTTACCTAAAAGAGAGAGAGGAGAACTGTAATGACAAAACCTACAGCAAAAATTATTAAACTAAGCTTTCAATGTTCAAGATGTTTAACGACCAAAGCTGATAAATTAGCTTGGTTTCAATCGGATTCTAATATGTGGGCTGATAGCTTACTATGTAGGATATGCTTCAATGAAGCATTTAATTTACTAACAACAAAGGAGAAAATATCATGGGGGTTTTATGCTTCTAAAAAATGAAGATAAGATACAAGAAATAAATACTATTATTCCATCTTATCTAAATCAGTTTGGAATATCTGAGGAACAAAATGAAAAGGTGTTTAAAAAAGTGTATGGTTGTCAATTGAAAAAGATAAGATTGATGAGAGGGTATACACAGACTAAAGTTGCTAAAGCAATTAATGTAACATTTCAACAAGTCCAAAAGTATGAAAAAGGCTCAAATAGTTGTCCTAAATGGAATGAATTGAAACTTTGTGAATTATTTGGTTGTGATGCTGATTATTTTGTAAAACCATTAATAGAAAATAATTTTAAATTTTTAAAGAGAGAGAGGAATGGATATGCAAATAGTTACTGAACATGGACATCAAGTTGAGTTCAATGCTGAAAAACACGTTTATATACATAACAATAATTATGTAGTTGGTATGAGTACAATACTTGGAAAATTAGCAAGTCCAAAACTTGAAGATTGGAAATTAAGTAATGAAATTAAATATATTAAAAAAGAAATGGAAAGACATGGTATTCCAATAGATAAAATAGAAACTATTATCTTAAATGCTAAAACTAACGCAAAAAAACAAAACCAAAACACTTTAAATATAGGTTCTATGGTACATAAATATTGCGAAATGTGGCTTAAAGGTGAAAAATTTACAGAACCTAGTGACCCTGTTGTAAAAGCTTGTTTTGATAAATTTAAGAAGTTTTGGAAAAAACATAAACTTAAATTAGCTGAGTCAGAAAAGATTTTATATTCTGAAAGAGGATATTGTGGAACTTTAGATTTAGTTGCAATAGACCCAAAAGAAAATCTTTGGTTGATTGATATAAAAACAAGTAAGGGTATATTTATAAACATGGTGCATCAAGTTCATGGATATAAATTAGCTTACGAAGAACAAACAGGAAAAAAAATAAATAAGATGTATATTGTTAGATTGCCTAAAGATAATGGTGATTTTGAAGCTAGACACATCTTATATAAAAAAGAACATTTAAAAGCTTTTCTTGGTTTATTAAGTTGTCATAAATCTGAACTACTTTTTAATGAACAAGTAAGAAAATATAATCAATTAACAAGGAGAAAATAAATGTACCAACAACAAAAGAAAACGCCATTTTGTGCTTTGACTATGTATTTAAGAAGTACAGGAAACAAAGCCCCTAAATATGAGTATAAAGCTGATGCAAAATCGCTTTTTACTTGTAGCTTAACTAAGAAAAAATACTCGTTATCACAAATTAACGATTGGTATAGTACACCAGAAGTTCAAAAGTTTCATAACGAGGGATATAGAGGCAAATGGTTTGCAAAAACACAAGAAATTGAAAATCCTAACAAATATGATAAAAGTAATTTGCAAATGATTTTAAGTTTTATAATGATAAAACCATTTAAACCTCAACCTAATATAGATGGCATGAAACCTATAAGTCAAACTGTTCCAAAATATAAAGAAATGACAATGACAGAAGCTATGCCATCTGCTCCTGAACATGCAAAACCAATAGAGATGAATGATTTAGATGATGATTTACCACCATTTTAAATTATGAAAGTTTACATTTCAAAAGAAGATTTAGAAAAACAAAAAGAGTATTTACAATCTCAATGTAGAAAAGCTGGGCTTACTATTGCAACTCAAAGAGAAGAATTATTATCTTTGAAAAAAATATTAAATCTTAAAGACAAAGAAATAAGAGATTTAAAAGAAGTCAATGAAGAACACAGAAAACTCAATGGTAAGCTTAGAAAAGAAGTAGAGGAGTTAGAAAAGTTAAATAAACTAATGTATGAACACCCTTAATAGTAAAGAAGCTTATATCCAAATGGACAGAGCGGCGGAAGAATGGGCTGATTGCCAAGAAAAAGAAATAATTTTAGACGAGGGCAAAAAAGCTTTATTGAGTAAACTAATGACAGAAGAACAATCTGGAACAGAAAAAGTTACAGATAAAAAAGCAGAGAACAGAGCAAGAAACAGAACTGAGTATCAAGAAATTGTAAAAGCTTATGCACTTGCATCTAAATTATTGCTGAAAGCAAAACTTAAATATAATAATCTTGATAGATATTCTTCAATGAAACAAACAGAAATAAAAACAGATATTAAGTTAGCAAACAGACAAGAGGGCTAATGCTTTGTAATATCAAAGCCATCTAAATTAGAAAATTCATTTATTATTTCAATATTATATTCGTAATCTACAAGCTTTACATCATTAAATTGTGAGAATTCATGTATAATACCTTTTAACTTTTTTAGATTTGGGCTTTCGTCTATAAATTTTAAACAAACGTAATGACCCCATTCTGAATACAAAGATTCTAGTTGAAACTCTACATCTATTATTACTGCATCAATGATCATAAAATCACAATACAGTTTTAAATTTTAAATTGTATATTATTTTTTTTTAAAGGTATTTACTCCTCTAATACCTAGTATCGTGCTAAATGCACCTATAACTAATCCTTGATACCAATAAGGAAGATTTTCAAACTTCATAAAAAAATAATCTACTCTTTCTTGCAAAGCTTGATCTCCAAAAAAAACAGAATATGCTAAAATCAATAAAGGCAAACTCAGTAAAATTAAACAAAACTCATCTTTAAAATCTGACTCTTGCCTTTTATGAACTATTTTTTGTAGTTCTACTTCTCCTGATACTGCTCTCTCTAAATGTTTTACCTCTGCTTCACTTTCAAGCAATTTAGCCTTTTTTTTATTTTTATATATTTCTGCTCCTGTTTTAAGTGCAAGTTTTCCTAAAGTTAACCACATGTTATTCTTTTATCAATTCTATACCAAGATCGCAATAATGCTTTATCTTTTCGTATTTATTTTTTAAAGACTCTCCTTTTTTCTTACGAACTGCATATTTAACAATATTACCATCAACAAAGTTCAAATTATTAGCTAAAATGAATTTTAAAGGTGATATTTGTAATTGATAGTGCTTACCACCTATTTGTCTGTCAGTAGCCTTTAAATGGCCTCTATGAGCCTTTAAAGTACTCTTTTTGTTCTTCATACTACCTTTCCTATCCACTTTCCATTCTTATCTAATAACATGGGATATAATCTCGGTTGTCCACCAATAATAGCCCCTGTTCCAATAACAAAACGCAACCTATGGTTTTTTGAGTATAAAAAATTGTATGATGATTGCTTTGTCAAACAACCAAATTGTGCAGACCATACTAAATTTGTTGGATTTGAAAAATATTGTATGTTGAACTTCGAGTGGAAATGAAATTGTACAGTATTTTTTCCATACTGCATAGCTAATTTGATGCCATCTGCTGAAATTCCATGAGTAAAAAAACATTCAGAGCCATCTGATAATTTTACTGTAAGATCATCAACCCATTTCCATCTATTATCAATTTCTAAAAAATCGTTATAGTTTCTTAAATATGCTCTTGGCATACCATGTTTTAAAGCTTTTCTATAAATAAGTGATGAATGATTAGAATGTAATAATGTCATTTTTGGAAAAATTTTTTTTAGTTGCCAAATGTATTTTTTGCTTATTCTTAATTCGTCACCAGCACTAGGCAAATCTGCATCTGAGTCATGGAAAGACAATGCATGTTGATCTAGTTCATCTCCACCCCCTACTACAAGTTGTGGCTTTACAATTTTTTTTAACTCTTTGAGAAATAAAAATGCTTGAGGATGATGTGCGGGTATGTGAAGATCACTAACGCATAAAATTCTATCATAATTCATATGATAGATTAATACAACTATTTGGTGAGTATGTAAAGAAGTTGGCCTAAAACTAAAAGTCCGATCGCACCTAGACTATATAAAATTCTATCAATATCTTTTTTCATGTGATGTAGATGGTTCTTAATTATTAAATCTATTTTTTGATTTACTAATTTTATTCTTCCATCAATCTCTACAAATTTTTCTTTAGTTGTTTTCATTTTACTTTTTTCTTTTTCTTCTTAGGTCTGTATCATGTTTTCTAGATCCACGAAGAAACGAGTTCACGCGGCCAAGGCTCCAACTTTGCATTGAAGTTCGTGGTCTTGAACCTGATGATAGAAAAGCACCTTGTCCTCTACGATATACTTTTTTTAACATACCAAGAGTTATATTTTTTCTACCTTTTGCTTTTGCTCTAAGTATAGAAATAACTCTAGCTGATAGTGGTTTTCTTCTTACTGCCATTATTTTCTTCTCGCTTTAAACATTGATGCTGGTATTCTAGCACCTGATTTATATAAAGATGACATAGTTTTTATAAGATTTGCTCTAGCTGATCTTTTACCACCTTTAAGACCTGATAAATACTTTTTAGGTAAATCAGTTTCTTTATCTCTTGCTACTCTTTTTCTTTTTCTTTTTTTTGGCACTTCTTCTCCTCTTACGCATTGGAAATTTGTTTATCATTTCTTTTAATGTAACTGACGTTGTAAATCCACTCATTTTCCAATTGTCCTCATGGCTTTAGAGTGTGCAGAAGCGAAAGAGCTTCCATTTTTTAAAGACCTAGCCATAGACCTCATGTGTTTTAAGGTATGGTGTCTTGCATGACTACGCATAGTTTTTTGTTGTCGTGGTGTTAAGTCTTTAATTATATTTTTAATTGATGCTACTTTGACCATTATCTTCTACTAGGTTTCATTTTAGACTTTTTTTTCTTTTTCTTTTTTTTCTTTGGCTTCATTCCGCCACCATAATGATAAGGCATATTATTTTCTCCTTTTTGTTTTTTTGGTTTTTTTCATCTTTTTCATGATAGCTTTCTGTAAAGCCATTGGTAGTTTTTTTTGTTTTTTAGTAAGCATAGTTTCTCCTATTTGTTAGCATTTCTCATAGTACTGGCTAGAGTTTCGCATCTTTTTTTTGTTTGTCTATACCAGTTTGAGTCTATCATTTCTTTTGATGCAGTTTCAAGATCATTATTTTTTAAAGCTTCCCACATCTTTTTAAACTTCATAACTCTTGGTTTTCCTAATTGAAAACACATCTCTATAATTACACCTTTTACAATGTGATTATGTTCTATATTTGTAAGAAGTTCGTTAGCTGAATCGTGTGCTATTTTAAAATCATTATCAAAAACTTCTTCAAGCATTTCTTTAGGATAAGTAGTACCCTCAACAAAATTATCAGTGGGTAATACAAGATGGCCATAACCAATAGTAGCAAAACCCAAACTGTCGGAATAGACAGTATCCCTAAACCCTTCATGTTCTTTAATTCGTGCCTTAATTTCTTCCATATATTATTTTTCCAATGAGTTATTATGTTTATAAATTTTATCATAATTAATCATAAAATTAAATATATTTAAAAAAATGCATTACTCTTTTGGATATTTATTTTTTACTTCTTGTCTTAAAGATTGTAGATTTTCAAGTGTTTCTCCACCATCTAAAAGTGCGTGTATGCAATCTTCGTGTGATGGATATTCAGCTTGTCTATTTCTTTTCCATTCTTCTGCATCATACTCAGCTTGTAGTTCAGTTTGCTTTGCTGAAACTTGTTCCCAAGTAAAATCCTGTGTGTCTTTGAAAATAGCTGAACC